GTAAATTTCAATGCAAGCTCCTATTAATCACGAGCATCTGCAGAAGAAGTGGGCACCATTACTTGATTACGATGGACTAGATCCAATCAAGGATAATCATAAGAGAATGGTTACCGCACAACTTTTGGAGAACCAAGAACAAGCAATTAGAGAAGAAAGAGAGTTTCTTTCAGAAGATGCACCAAACAACTTTACAGGTTCCAGTGGAGCCAATGCAGGTTTAAGTGGTACCGCAACAGGTGAATTAAAGGGTTTTGACCCTGTTCTAATCAGTTTGATCCGTCGTTCAATGCCTAACTTGGTCGCATATGACCTAGCAGGTGTTCAACCAATGACTGGTCCTACTGGATTAATCTTCGCAATGAGATCCAAGTTCAGCACACAGGGCGGAACAGAAGCACTATTCGACGAAGCAGATACTACATTCTCTGCAGTCAGCGCTAACAGAGCTGCTGGAGATGTTGGTAGTGGATACGTCGCAGGTGGAGACGGAGAGGCAGTTGGTTTTGGTACAACTACACAAAAACCAGCAGCAGGAACAAGTGGAAATCCTGGATTACTTAACCCAAGTACAAACGCAACTCAAGATGCATACAATACTGGTATTGGTATGGATACTGAGAAGGCTGAGGCACTTGGAACAAGTAATTCACCAGCGTTCAACGAAATGGCATTCTCAATCGAGAAGGTCACCGTTACTGCGAAGTCCAGAGCACTAAAAGCTGAGTACTCACTAGAACTAGCTCAAGATCTTAAAGCAATCCATGGATTGAATGCAGAAGCAGAATTAGCAAACATTCTTTCTACTGAGATTCTTGCTGAGATCAACAGAGAAGTTATCAGAACAATCTATAAGGTTGCTGAAACTGGTGCTGCTACAAACGTCGCACAACAAGGTACATTCGACCTTGACATCGACTCAAACGGTAGATGGTCAGTTGAGAAATTCAAGGGACTTATCTTCCAGATTGAAAGAGATGCAAACAGAATTGCACAGAGAACTCGTAGAGGAAAGGGTAACATGATCCTTTGTTCTGCTGACGTTGCTTCTGCATTAACAATGGCAGGTGTATTGGATTATACTCCAGCACTTAACTCAAACCTTAACGTTGATGATACAGGCAATACATTTGCTGGTGTTCTTCAAGGTAAGTACAGAGTATACATCGACCCATTCTCAGCAAACAGTGCTACTAACCAGTACTATGTTGTAGGTTACAAAGGTACATCACCTTATGATGCAGGACTGTTCTATTGCCCATACGTACCATTACAGATGGTTCGTGCTGTGGGAGAGAACTCCTTCCAGCCAAAAATTGGCTTTAAGACCAGATATGGTATCGTTGCAAACCCATTTGCTGAAGGTACTAATGCAGGTCTTGGTGCTATCAAGGCAAATGCTAACCGTTACTATCAGAGAGTTACAGTTAAGAACTTAATGTAATGTTCAATTACATATTTTTCAAGAGATCCTTCGGGGTCTCTTTTTTTATGTCAATCTTAATATTTTCTTAACAAAAAATGTATTGCAAATATTTTTTTTACATGCTATGATGAATGCATATAAATTTTTTAATCATGGATTCAGTTGAAAGACTTAACAAAATTTTTAATACAGACACTGGAGAACCAGAACTCCCATTTTTAAAATCAAGAAAATTTAAGGATATAATTGAATGCCTTGAACAATCTTATGCTGAAGTACAGTATAGAAGAAAAACTGAAGGTGATACAGATTTTTTCATGGAGATAGATCAAGAAGCATGGTTACGTGACGTAACAAGTTATTCAGATCCATGGATCTATGAAGAACGTGGTATTCCAGAACCAATAAATTGGTCAGACAATAGAGATATTGCTTTTGCAATATTAAATCTTGCAAAAGCAGGACAACAATTAAATGTTAAAAAATGGGAAGAAGATCAAATCGACGATTGGGTCGGTCAAAATTTTCCTGGTTTTAAAAAAAATCCGAACTATCATCCTTATCCAAAGAACTACAAAATGAACAACCAAAAAGAAGTCACTGCACAAGACATGGAAATACTTGCAGACAAATTTAAGTCTGGAGAGCATCCAAAAACAAAACTCAAACTCGCACCGTTTTTCAATGAAACTGCTGATGGTGAACCTATTCCTATTAGGAAACTTAGGATGCAAGTTCGTGATAAGGACAGAGACACTGATCGCATCAATCGTGCTGTGAACAAAATACAAAAAACTGGAGATAAGTCTGGTCTTGAACCACTTACTTGCATCAGATATCCAGATGATGTCATTAAGATTCTTAATGGTAATCATACTGCTGAAATTGGATATCGAGTAGGAAAAAAAGATATAGATGCATATATCGTTGACTTCGATACAGATCTAGGAGGAAAGAAATCAAATGCTCTTACTCTTGGTAATCTTCTTAACGTACAAGAAGTTGAAAAAGTAGATGTTCACGAAAACGATGTTAAAAAGGAACTCTATCAAATCATGGATGAACGTGCAGAAGCAGGATTACATCCAAGACCACCAGAAGCAGAATTAGTGGCACTTTGTAATAGGTATCCACAAGTTTCTAGAGGGACTGTTGGACAATGGATTGGTAATCGTGAAGATATTGGTGGTCGCAGAAGCACTTTCATTTCTTATACTCCAGGTGAATTGGAAGCACAAAAACTTTCACTTGAAAACTTACACAAGTATAAAGAATATACAATAGTACCCCCAAGAAATTTAAGATCTTGGACAGATACTGGAGTTGAACAAGCATTTAAGTTAATGAAAAATGAAGAAAAGAAAAAGTGTCTTGTACTATTATTCTGTAAATCTCGTGCTCAACAAGATATTTGGGAAAATACTGACATTAAAGATAGAATTAGAAAAGAGTATTCTGAACTTGGAAAGTATTGGGGTTGCACGATTGAATACGAAATGCTTCGTTATGAATAATTAAAAGGGGGATCACTCCCCCCTTTTTTTGTGAATAAATACTCTTATGGAAGATAAGAAAGCAGCAAAGTTAATAATTAGAAGACGAAAGAAAAATCCTTTTTTGTATACAAAAGAAGAGGTTAGGTATGCAAAATTAATTAAAAGAAATATAAAGGATCAAAAAAACTCTTCTAAATAACTAAAAACTAATATGAAAAACTTTAAGGAATTTATGGAAGAGGTGGATTCCGATGAGAGTCCCGTTGAAACTCGAGCTACTGCTGCCAAGAAAGCAAGAGAAGCAGCAAAGGAAAAAGTAGGCAGTATTTCACGATCATCTTCTTCAATTACTTTCAATAAAAGTGCAGGAGCACTGCCAAGATTTGGTAGAAGAAAAAAAGTGGAGGATGAGTAATGCCATATCACATTAAGAAAACTAGTATTTTAGGATCTGCAATTCCAACTGATGGAAGTGAATATTATGCGGGAGATAATCACTGGACAAATGAATATGATAAAAGAAAAATTTATGAGAATGAAGCAGATGCAAATGTGGTAAAAAATACAAAAGAAACAAAAGTTCTAGGTAATAGAACCATATCATATCAACCTGCTTGGTGGAAAAATGCAGTGGTGGTAAGTGAATAATGGCAAGAATATACGAAAATCAAATTGAGAATCGTAATTTTTTATCTCCGATTGGATTTAAATTTACTTTATCAAAAACACCAAAGGTAACTTTTTTTTCTAACTCAAGTCGCATACCTGAGATATCACTCGGCACAGCGTTACAACCAAGTTACTTAAAAGATATTGACGTACCTGGTGATAAGTTACAGTATGGTGAATTTTCTCTCCGATTTCTAGTTGATGAAAACATGGAGAACTATATGGCAATACATAATTGGTTGACAGGACTCGGATATCCAGAGACAACAGATCAATTTAAAAAGGCAACAACCGATGAAGATGGTTTGAGAGATAAAGAGATAGTATTCAGTGATGGAAATTTACATATATTAAACAGTAATTTTAATACAACTGCAATTGTTAAGTTCTTTGATTTATTCCCAATCAGTTTATCCTCTCTCGAATTTGAAGCAACAGACACAGATGTCAATTACTTTACAGCAGATGCAATTTTTAAGTATACAGTGTATAATATAGTTAAACCCGACGGAAGAACTCCTTTATGAATCTTGATGAAATTCAGGAGATGTGGGAGCGTGATGCAACCATTGATCCTGATAACCTACATGATGAGTCACTAAAAAT